CGTGCGACTTCCAATAGCTGGGCATCGGTGGGGTCGGTCAGGAACGTCTTTTTCCACCACTCCTTCAGCATGTTGGTGGTGTCCACGTCCAGATTCGTGATTGGCTGTGCGCCTCCGCCCGTGCCACCACCCGTGCCACCACCCGTGCCACCACCCGTGCCACCACCCGTGCCACCACCCGTGCCGCCGCCCGTGCCTCCGCCCGTGGTTCCCGAAGTGCCACCGGTGCCACCAGTAGCCAACGCAAGAATGCTGTCCCGATTGGCAGGAACCAACAACCACTGCATCGCCGCCTTCACGACCTGATCGACGCTGGTGACGCCATTGGCGCTGACGGATTCCCAAATGCGCTGCAACTGGTCGTTATTTAGGTTGTAACCGCCGTAGGCTTTACGCACCTCGTTGATCATGGCCTCACGGGCCGCGTTGATATCAAACGTCTCTGTTTCCACGGGCGTCTTGCCGCCCGTGCGCGGCGTCCCGGGGCCGTCTGGCACAAGTTCGCCGGGTTGCTCGATTGGCAAAATCCCTACGTCTGCCGCCGCCTCATCTACAAGGTCTTGCGCGTTGGTAAACACCTCTTCTGAAATGGGGCCACCCGTATAGCCCACGGCTTCGGCCAACTTATTCAGTTCACTATCGTTGAGGCGACGCCCGTAGCGTTGCTGCACCCACCGCTGCAAACTTTCAACAGTCATGGCTACCTCTTATACAGGCCAATCGATGGACGGAACGGCTGTATTGGCTGGGCCAGATACGCCAACGTAGCTTCGCGGAAGGGGGCCGACTGCTGCCGCCTCAGTTCACGCTCGGCACGGGCTTCATCCATTGCCATTTTGTCCATCGCCAAACGTTCCCGCGACATCCCGAGACTGGCTTCGTTGATCATGCGCTGCTGCTCGGCGGTCATGCGCTGCTGTTCCATCTGCGCCGCAATGTTGGCCTGCTCCGCTTCAAACTGCGCCTGCAACTGCTTCATCTGCGCGTCGGCCTGCATCCGCTGCTCAGCCAAAATCGCCATCTGCTGGCGATACGCCTGCTCTGCCGCCTGCTGCGCCTGTGACGCGCCGATGCGAGCAGCAGACTGCGCCTGACGGCCTCCCATGTAGGTGGTGCCCAGCGGCACAAACGGCGCGATGGTTTTGAAGAGTTCGCCAAGATTCATATGCGTGTTCCTTGTGTGTTAAAACCGAATATTCCGCGCCCAATTGCCCAATGATGACCGTGGAGCCGCCGCCGCTGTGCCACCTCCGGGCAATCCGGCAAACAACGACGCCAGCGTAATGAGGCGACCAGTGTATTTCCGATTGCGCTCCCTTGCGCGTTGGTCGATGTAGTTCTCTTCGTATTTCGGCACCGTGACCGGAGCCATGTCCCAATACTGCGCGGTGTTGTCGGTGGCCGATGCGTCGCGGTTGCGCTTGTAAATGTCCTCGGGCGTCTCGTTGGCGCGGTCGCCCGTGAACCCCAACTCGGCTAGCGTGAACCACCCGCGCTCCTCGGGCGTCTTCGTCAGAGCCTCCGTGCCAAAGCGCCTGCTGTCATAGGGGGGCAGCGAACCACCCGTCGCGCCCTGCGCGCCCGAGCCACTGGTATCGGGGCGATACGTCGTCGGCCCCGTGCCCCCAGCGTCATGGCCCCACCACCAGCCTCGTGCGGTGTCGGTGTTCGGGTCTGCCGCCGTCAGCACATCCACGATCCCTACAGGTGTGCCGCTTTCAAAGTCGCTCTTGACGCCGCCAAAATCGATCTTGTCGAACCCGACCTTCTTGGCGTTGGGAAACAGGCGTTTGAAGTCCGCGTCTGCCAGAATCTGGTCAAGGCTGGACGGCTTGGAGGCATACCGGCTGGCAATCGTGGCAAACGTGTTCTTGACCGAGTTCCGGGCCTTCAGGTCGCTGCCATACGACGACCGCGCCATGAACCCCTCCAGATTGCCCAGCGTGCCGCGTGTCAACGCATCGCGCTGCGCGCGGGTCATCGGCCCCGGTGGGGGCGGCGTGGCGTTCGGGTCACCGGGCGCAGCGGTGGCTGAACGCGGCGGCGTCCATGTCGTCGGCACATAAATCCACCGGGGATTGTTGTCGCCCGTGAACCACCGCCACTGGTAGCCCGTGTCTGCCGGGGGCGGCATTGCATTCGGGTTGTAAATCCATGCCGGAACGCCGCCGCCTGCGCCCGTTCCGGGATCGGTTGGGTCAATCTCGCGTTCAGCCATTAACGCGCTCCACAGTCACACTCAACGCATACTGCATCGCCGTCGCCCCGACACTGCTATAGGTCGTGCTGTAGGTCAGGACTGAGTTCGCGTCACACCGGACGAGAACCGTCTGTTGCTGGATGGTGGTGGTGGTGTTGCCGGTGACGGCACTGCCGCTGATCGTAAGCGCCACCCCATCGGTGAACCCTACAGTTACAGCGACACTGGACGACGTGGTGGCCGCTTGCGTGATTCTCAGAAACCACGACACGCGAAACACTCCCGCACTGCCCGTATCGGCCAGCAGTGTGGTGGTGCCTATGCTAGCACCCGTCGGGGTGCCTGTCACGCTCGATTGCACCCGCGGTGTGGCATTGATGGCTTCGGTGACCCCACGCAACCAGACCTGCCACGGCTGGGTCACAATGCCTTGGGCAAACGCATCCAACCCAATCAGCCGCTCACGAAACGGGAACGACGGGATCATGCCGATTCCTGCGCCACATCCAGAAACGCATCCAAAATGCGCCACGGGATGGGGTCAGAGACACTAATCTCAAACACCCGATTTCTCACCTGCCCCAGTCGCCAAAACAGACACCGGGTCCGATAATTGCCCATCGCCCCAGCGGTCGCTGTCCGCTCGACGCCCCATGTCTTGCCGCCATCCGGAGACGCCCGAAGCATCAGGGTCGGATTCTCCCCCTGCCCGGTGGCCGTGCCCAGCCCCGACTCCAGAAACACTTCCAGTTTGGACACCTTGAGTTTGCTGTGTTCCAGAAAAATAGCTGGCGCACGCCGCAGCCGCCGAATGGGGCGACCGCCCACATCCAAGGCAAAGTCCTTGCTCATGTGGTAAATCGTGCCAGTTTCCCGATCCACTATGAGGTGCTTGTTAAACGCAAAACAGTGCCACTGGGGCCTCCACGCGTCGTACGCGTTGTCCTCGGCCAGCCATGTCCCGCGTTCGTGCCACAGCCCCGTGCGGAAGTCATAGCACCACGTTTGCTGCTCGGTCGGGAACGTCAGCAGGTAGAACATGTGACCAAGGTCGTTGTAGGTCTCGCCGTAGGCGTCATCGACCGTGGCATAGCTGCCGATGGTGTTTTCCAGCGCATACGTCGAGATGCGCTGCGGGCTAAACCCCTTCGCCGCCATAACCTGATACCCGCCGTTGGAGGTTGTCGCCAGCCACACAATCTGGTCACCCGCCTCGCGCACCGAATACGGGGCCGCGCAGCCATACGGCAGGAGTCCCGAGGGGTCAGGCGCAAACGGGAAGGGCGAGGTGCCGTTGTTGAACCAGACTTCTGTGGTTTGTCCTCCAAACAGCCAAATCTGCCCGTAGGACGACACATACATGGACACCCACGGGTCTTGCCCGATGGTGCGTTCGGCAAACTGCGTGGGATCCCATGTCGTGCCATCGAGCAAATCTGAGATGTAGAACCGGCTGTCGGTGGCATCAAACACCACGAAGTAGCCATACAGCGAGCCACCGAACGAGGCGACGGTGCTGGTCAGGTTCGTGCCCCCTGCCCCCACGGTCTGCGTCAGGGTATCGGTTTGCAGGTCGTAGGTGTATCCCAACCCACCAGCGGTGATGAAGAGTTCCAATCCCCCATCGCCGTTGCTGCTGATAGTGGCGGGGAGGAGGTCGTCAACGACCGTCCCGCGAATTGTCGTGGTGCCGTCGCTAAACACTTCATAAAACTTCTGCCCCACAACTGCAAAACACCGCCCCGCCTGAGCAAACATGGCCCGTCCACCCTGCTGGGTCACCGTGGCGAACGCCTCGACCCCCGGCGTCGGATACAGGGCCGTTCTGACCGTGGCCCCCGGCGATTCCATCTGCTCCACATACCAATTAATCAGCGCTTCCTGATCGGCAATGGGCGACTGCGACTGATACGATGCGTTTACGAACAGCGGATACTGAGCCATTACGGGGTATCCGAGAAGATGTTGTAACGGCCCTGCCGTGGACGCAGCGCGGGGTCAACATACAAGTCATAGGGGCGAATGTTGGCGCGTTTGATGTTAGCCTTCGACTCCATTGCCGACATCACCAGCGTCTGCGACGGCTGCAAATCAAACTCGGGGGCCAGTTCAACCGCCAGATTGTCGCGCAAAAACCGCCGATACCCCGGCGGGAGGCTAATCACATCGTTCAGGCCGAGTTCGGTGACCGCCGTGGGGGTGTAAATTACGCCCAACAGCGTCGAGGACGTCGGGATCATCCAGAACGTCACCTCGGCCAGCGGATAGGTCGCGTTGTAGTAGAAACTTGTGGGATACGTGCTGGTCAATCCCTTCTGCGGGATGCGCGACCACGCATCCGTTGTCAGCGGCGACAACCCCATCTCCAAATCGGGGTCTTGGGACGTATCGATAAAGTTCAGGTCGCTGATAAAGACCGGGCGGACGATGTCACAGTCGCCGCCCGATCCAATGGTGTAAGTTGACTGATTCGGCACCAGCGGCCATGTGGTGCGGTCGTTCTTGTAGATGGTCAGGCGTTCTGTCCCCCAGCCATCAATGAGGTCGTTCAGACGCTGCAACCCGTCTGCCATGTCCTGCGGGGCGGCGGTTTCTGCCGCATCCAGCACGCCCAGCCGCTTCAGACTGGCGTTAATCAGATCGCGTGTCGTCATCTCGCCCTCACGGGGCGCGTAGCTACTCGGCTACGTGCCGGTGTGTGGCTGCTTCAATCGCAGCCAGTTCTTTCTGGGCCTTCGCGCTCATGCGCTTGGCCTTAAACGCATTCTCTGCCGCCGCATTCGCGATGGCCGACTCCTGCGCCTCCACGCCCAGCACGGCGTGGTCGGGGGACTCGACCCATCCGTCCGCCTTCATCGAGGCCAGTTCGCGGTCGCTACCCACAATCATGTCCTCGAAATCGTGCTTGCCATTGGCCTTCAGCACGCCGCGATAAATCATCTTGGGATACGGCTCATACCGATACGGCTTGTCCCACTTGTGCAGTTCCTGCTCGTAATCCGTCTCGCCTGTGCGAACGACTGCCATGCCATCCTACCTTCTGCGCCTCAATCCGGAGGCGGACGGTCGCCCTGAATGGGCTACTGCCGATATAACGCCACGAGATGATTGGCGGTGGTGCTGGTGTTATTGACGCGCTTTACCTTGATGGGGATGACCACCCCCGTCACGCAATGAAACGCCACGACGGTGCCATCCTGACTCACAGCCTGACTGACGCCGTTTGACCCGGCATACAGCGCGCCGGCAATGTTCGGCAAATTCACCGTATCGCTGGCGGTCACCGACACCCACGCATGATACGGGTCGACCTGCATGTCACACCCGATACAACGCGGTCATGACTGTCGCCGTCGTGTTTGTGGAGTTCACGCGCTTAATCTTGATGGGCAGAATCTGCCCCGCAATGGCCGTGATGTTGACCACGCTGTTGTCCTGAAACACTGCCGCGACCACCCCCGCGCCCCCCACCTGTAGGGCTTCGGTCAGGCCGTTGTGCAGGTTTACGGTGTCACTTTTGACCACCGCCTCGGCTCGGTTATACGGATCAATCTGCATACACCCTCCTGAATGAGTGGGGGCCGAAGCCCCCACCCTCCAGACTTACCCCAGCGTCACGTTGGCAAGGGCCACGACGCCCCACTTGCCACCCTGCGCCTTGATGGTCATCGACGCCCCCACCTTAGCGGCAAACGTCGCCACATCAGAGGAGGTCGTGTCGCCAAAGAACCCCGGCGTGTAGGTCACGGTGTGGGCATTGGCGGTCGCTGACAGGATGGTGAGTTCCAGCCCATCCTGCGCGGTGGTGGGACTCGCAAGGGTCATGGCACAGACCCCGGCCTTCTGCACCAGAATCAGGGTGTCCTGATTCGGGATGCTGAGGGCACCATCCACCGAGGCGGTGACCATCGCCTGTCCGGACGGATCGACCTGCGCGACTTCGCCATCGGCAAAGTTCGGCAGGTCGGACGCCAGACCCGTGGTCGCCGGAGCCAGAATGTTGTGCGCGAGTGCGGCAGAGCCGAAATCGCCACGCGAACGTACGCTGATGTTGGCGCCAGAAATAGACACCACCTGCATAAATTCGTTGTCCACGCGGAGGAAGTTACCCGCCGCGAACCCGGAGGCCGAGGTCACCGGGATGATGAGCGCATCCGCTGATACCGCAGCGGCAATCGTAGTACGTGTCAGAGCCATGATGTCTGTGTCTCCTTTCTCTTAGCTGTAGACGCGGCACGCAAGCTGCGGACGCAGCGTGGCCCAGCCATACAGGATGTCCATACGGGTCGGCTCCTGATCGGTGCCGATCTGGTACTGCTGCACCATGCGGATGCTGATGCCCAGTTCCTTCGACCGGACGGAGGTCGTCTCCGCGCCGCTCGACGGCTTGTGCAGGTCGGCCATGACCATCGAAAACGCGTCGGGATGATACAGGAGCGACTGCGGAGTGACGGTCGTCGCCAGCGTGCCAGCGGTCGGCGAGGTCGCGCCCAGCACCGTCACGACGGCGTTGTCCGCGGGCGAGGCGTTGACCGTCTGGAGCTGGCCCGAAGTGATGATAGACGGGCTGATCGGGATGGTCATCGACCCCGCCGAATCCGACGTGTCAGCGGTCACCACAAACTGCTGAAGCTGACCAGTCGAGGCGTAGGACACCGGGTTGACCTGAAAGACCCCAGCGATTGTGAAGATGTCGCCCTTCTTGAGCGACGCCGCACCCGAGGCCCAGCCATCCACGATAATCGACGAACCGGTCTGACCGGCCCCATTGACCAGCGGGGTCGAGGCCGTAAACGTGCCGGTCGTGTGCTTGGCGACGTTCTGGTCTTCATACCACTCGGCAAATCCGAGAGCGCGGGACGCAAACTGCCCCGTGCGATATTCCTCAGAAATCTGCGCTGCCGGGTTGAAGAGGCTCAGG